TACATATTCGTCCACGGGGAAAAGCGGCCTTGCCCGCCTGGGAAGGATTGCACCGAAAGGAGGGCGAAAACGAAAAACAGGAGACGGGATTCAATATTATAGCTTCATTCCTGTATAATATATATAATATAATTCTATATCTTGTGTGTATGTTGTTATAGTTCTATACAGGGATTTACTAAGAAAAGAAAGGAAAAGCATATGGCAAAACAAAATGCGTATCTTGCCAAGCAGGAGGCTGTTCAGCGGCAGTGCTTCAACGATGGTTGGGAACTCGGAACACAGCAGATGTGCGACTATATCTCCCTGGCCTTGCGAGACCCGGGGACCATGGGAAAGGATACATTCAGCGGCGCAAGAATCCTGAAAGTCATGCGGAAAACCAACGAGATCATGCAGTATTTCCGCCCGGCGTTCCTGCCAAACGATGAAGCGGATTGGTATCAGGAGCAGCTGGACAAGGCTCTCATGGAGGCGTACAAAGGGAACAGGGAAACGTTCTATCAGTTCCGGGAGCGGTACGATTGCCTGAAAGAGTACGACTATAAGGTCGGGAAATGGAGGGGGTAAAATGGAAATCATATCGCCCGGAAAATGTGAAACGAGCGTTCTGGACTGTCCGTGGTGCGGGTGCAAATTCCGGTTCATCATCGGAGGTGAAACCTTCTACGCCAGATTCTATAATGGCAAACCGGCGACCAGCGGATACCCAAAAGGGGCAACAGTAGAGGAAAGGCTTTCTGTGAAATGCCCATGCTGTGGAAAGGTGTCTGCTGTTAATGAGAACGGCCTACCAGTTTGGGTTCAATATAAGAGATATATTTATATATAACATATATAAGTCTTATATCTTGTAGTGTGTATGTGTTATAGTAAAGTATATATTAAATCTACTTAGAAAGTAAAGGAGGAAACGACTTTGGCAGAAGGTGAAAAACTCAAAAAGAAACCCTACCAGGTGCCTGACCTGGAACCCGGCGACAACACAAAGTACATCAACCATTCAATGGAAATTATGATGTGGGAAAAGCCGGACACGAACAGCCTCGAAGCCGTGCGAAAGAGAATCACCGACTATTTCTCACTTTGCGCCAAAAATGACATGAAACCAACCTTTGCAGGGCTTGCTCTTGCGTTCAGCATAGATAGACGGACGTTGTGGAAATGGTGCAATGACGCGCCGGATGCAAGGAAACTTGCCGCCCCTATTCGGGACACCATCAAAAAAGCGCGGGATTTAATCAACGCACAGATGGAGGATTTTATGCAAAATGGCAAGATTAACCCCGTTGCCGGAATTTTTTTGATGAAAAACAATATGAACTACACAGACCAGCAGGAAGTGGTCTTAAAGCCAGATAATCCGCTTGGCGAGCGGGCAGACCCGGAGAAGCTGCGGCAGAAGTATCTGGAAGATGTTCGTGGGAGCGGTGCGACTATCATCGACGCGGAAAGCGGGGGAGATTGAGACGTGAGTTTGGATGGTGTTTTTTGGGAAATGAACAATTCCGATACGGAGAGCAAGGAGAAAGATAATGGCTGCGAATTATGCGAAAGCGGGCAGCTGTCGGGAATAATTAGCTCCGTTAACTGGATGTATATAGCTACCAACCTAGAATTTTGCCCGAAGTGCGGTCGAAAACTCTGAGCGACTATAACAGCGACTTTGACCCAGCGACTATAGCGACTATGAAAACACCCCGGAGGTCTTGCGACTTTCGGGGCGACTTTCTGCGACTATGAAACGGGAATTTTCGGCTGCGACTTTGCGACTATGGCTCACGAGCTTGGAGCCTTGCGGGGATTTTCAGCCCTGACGCAAAAGCCTGACGGGAAATCTGATCGGAGCCGGTGCGGCCTGTGCGGCGGTGCTTTTACCCTGTAGCAGCGGGCAGAACGCCGGAGGGCGCAGAAAGTGCCCGGACGGGCGGAAAGTTGCGGGGGAATACTGGTTATATCCGACGCAGTAATAGGGGCAATAGCGGGCACAGAGCGCCCCACACGCTGCATAAAATACCGCGCGGCATTGCGTGGCGTCCATACGTGCCCATTTTAAGGCGGGAACGATGTTTAATGTTAATTTATATTTCCGAAATAAAAACCGCTTAGAAAGCCGCTGAAAGCCTTACAGGGCATAGCAAGAGAAAAGCCCCGCCACGTTGGCATGGCAAACTGACAACGCCGCGCCCGATCTGGACGCGGACAAAAAGAAAAGCCGCCCGGACAATGCCCGGACGGCTTGAAATATTATTTGCTTATTTTCAGTAGCTCCGCCAGCACCAGAAGCGGGAAAAACAGAATTGCAAGGACAATCACGCGCCCACCTCCTCGCAAGTCCAAAATTCGCACCCGTGAAGCTCTGCCAGCTCGTAGCAGTCCCAAAAGCCGGGTTCCGCTTTTGCCTGAATTGTTGCTTCAAAATCCACGTTTTCCCCGGTTTTGCTTGCTGTAAAAATGTATGTTTTCATGGTTTTACCTCCTTATGCAAACGTAAATCTGCGGGTCTCCGTTGTTTTTGTGTACCGGGCGGCGATTTCCGGCAGGTCTTTTTTTAGGGCGGTCGTGTCCAATCGGCAGCTTGTGACGGCTTTGTAAGTGGCCTTGTGCTCCGCACCCGCCAGGGTGTCAACCCCGGCGGCCTGCATCTGGGCTTTGAGCTGATCTTTCAGGGCCTCCACCATTGCGGCGGCTTCTTCCTGCATGCGGATATACTGGGCTAGCTCGCCCATAATCTGGTTAATGTTCATGCTTACACCTCCTCAAGAATAACGGTTACAGCATCGCGGCCGCCAAAGCTGCGGACGTCGTATGCTAGATATTTATATGTTCCGGCGTAAAGCCTGAGAAGGAGAGTCCCGAACCGGGAATCCATTTCCAGGCGGTTTCTTTTCGCATAGGTGGAAATCATGGTGGCCGGCGTAAAGTTCGCGCCATGCTCGATGGTCTCGCGGAAAGAATAAACCCATTTAATGCCGTCGTAGTGTTCCGCGCTGATCTCGTTTGCAATGGAAAGAATATCGGCGGCGGTGTAGCTGGGGTTCCGTTTGTGGATGCGCTGTTCTAGGTCGAGGCTGCGCCAAGATTGGCCGCTTGCGTCGGTGTATTGCGTGTCTATGTGTAGCCCGATGGGGTTGATTATCTCTTGCGCGGGGTGTTTCAGCGGTGCGCCGGTTCGCTTGTTTGTATAGCGCGGCTGGCTGCGGTTCTGCCAAAGGGAGAATTCAAGGAAATAATTCCGGCCGTCTTTGCCGGGGACCGTCTCGCCCATCGTGCATACACGATAATTGCCAACGTCGCTTTTAGTGGTGACCGGGACGCCTCCATTAAAATTGCAGCCGCGCTTTTCTAGCAACAGATAGTTCTTTCCGTTGATAATCATTATAATATTCCTCCTTGTAATTCTGCGGAGGCCGTGCTATAATAGCGGTGCCTCCTTGTGTGGTGCGCTCCCGGGTTGCTTTTCTACGGCCTCCGGGGGCGCTTTTGTTTTGCTCTTGTTTACATTTACTATTATATAGATATTTTCGTAAATGTCAAGCATTATTTTACAAAAATTCAAGAAAAAACGTAAATTATCAAATCCGTCGCTTCCTGCTCCATCACGGGAGAAGCAGCAGCGAAAGCACAGGGGGCGGGGGATATGGCCATGCTGGTTCGGCGGGGGTTAGCCCCATAAATACCCGCGAAATCAAAAAGCCCCCCTTTCAAAAATTCCGGCAAAAACAAAAAGGCAGTTCCTATTTGTGCATTATTACAGTTGACAAATAATTGTAAATCTGATATTATACAGAAAACAAGATGTACGGGGGAAGCAGAAATGTACGAGATGAAAAAGGCGTGTGTCTATACCAGAGTATCTACAGAGGCTCAGGGAGAGGACGGGAAAGTGTCTTTGCCTGAGCAGGAGCGAATGGCGAAAGCCTGCATTGAAAGCAAGGGCTGGAAATATGTGAAAACCTATGAGGACAACGGGTATACCGGCAGAAACACAAACCGTCCGGGGCTTCAAGAAATGCTTCGGGATATTCGGGCGGGTAAAATCGAAGCTATTGTTATTTTTAAGCTAGATCGGCTTTCCAGAAAGCAACGGGATACTCTAGCGATTGTAGAGGATGATTTGTTGGCAAACGGAGTTGACCTCATAAGCCTGAATGAAACGCTTGATACCACTACCCCGTGGGGACGTGCCATGATTGGAATTCTATCTTCCTTTAATCAGTTGGAGAGCGACAATATCGCCCTAAGAACTACCATGGGGCGGTATGCTACAGCCAGAGAGGGCGGCTATGCCGGGGGGAAGCCTCCACTTGGGTATCGGGCTGAAAACGGGCATCTTGCAGTGGTGCCGGAAGAGGCGGAGATTGTAAAAAAGGTTTTCGAGTTGAGAAACCAGGGCTGTACATTGCAAGGAATTGCAGACAAGCTGAATGAGCTAGGATATCGGAGCAAGAAGGGCAAGGAGTTCAAGCACTCCGCAGTCCAGACGATTCTGGGCAACGAGGATACCTACCGGGGGAATTACCGGTACGGAAAAGAAATGTGTGAGAATACGCACGAAGCAATTCTAAAGGGGTGAGACTGCAAAATGGGGAAAAGAATATCTGATGCCGAACTAAATGAGCGGTATAAAAGTGTTCCACACTTCAATGTAATTGTGCGGGACGGGACAGTAGAGATACCATCCATTTTCATGTTTGAGGGTGGAGAAACGGAGTATTATCCATTTTTACAGGCTTGCCAGAAAATGAATTGCACGGTTCATTTGGTTAATGAGGGCATTACGATTGTGCCTGGCGAAAATGACATGATGCGGCGAGTAAAGGAAATGCTGTACTTCCAAATGGCAAGGTCGCCGGAAATGGTAACGCAATATCTTAATTATGCCCTGTGCGGAAAGAGAATGACCTGGGATGCAGTTCCCGGGCAGCACGAACCGATTTTGAAGGAGGGATCTTTATGAATCTATCCGGTGTATGCGCGGTTATAGCAGGTGTTCTCATGTTTGCCACACCGATTGTGTTTCTTGTGTGGCTGGTGAAGCTGATTCGGAAGAAACCAGCGAAGAAAGCTGGGGCAGCGGTGCTGCTATGCACCGGGCTATTTGCGGTGTCCGTGCTAGTGGGGGCATTCAGCGACCCCGCCACATATTGCAACCACGAATACATACTGGTAGAAGCTGAACCGGCGGATTGTGAAAGTGGTGGTTTTGAAACATACCAATGTAGTTTATGCGGTAAAAATAAAACAGAGAAAATTGAAAAACTGGGGCACAATATGGCAGACGTTCGTCGCGTGGAGCCAACATATGATGAGGATGGAGAGTATGTTAGACGTTGCACTCGATGCGGATACGAGGAAATCGAAGTGCTGCAAAAGATTGAATTACCCACATCCACAACTGAACTAAATAAGAAATCCAAGCCTGAAATAGAGGAAAAACCATCCGAAAGCACTAGAGCCTTTTCTGATTCGGATGTAGATTTAGCTGTATCTTACGATGACATTTATAATGCCTATAAAGAGAATGAACTCGTAGCAAATGACCTTTACCGGTATAACAGGTATCGCATTACAGCGGAGATAAACGGAATGAGTACGGGTGGCTTATTGAATCTGACTGGTGGCGCAACGCTTACAATGGAGCGCCGTGTCGGGAACACCATTGTCTTCTTCTATGCCGAGTTTGAGAAGGAGCAGGAGGATGCGCTAAAACGAGTCAAAGTTGGAGATACAGTTACCTTTGATGGCAAGTGCATCGGCAAAGGCGGATTTACAGAATGCGAACTAATACCGGAGGCCTAACATGGAGCTATTTTTACTTCTGGTCTTTCCTATTGTCGTGCTGATTGAGCTGCTGAAACATAAGTAATGCCTCCCGCAAGGGCGGGAGGAAAGCCGAAGGGCTACTTACACAGAAATGTGTGGGTAGCCCTTATTTTTATGAAACGGAGGGAATTTATGAAAATCGACGTTTTGGGAGCAGAATATACGCTTACAGTAATTCGGGGAAGCCAAGAGCCAAGGCTCAAGGATTGTGACGGTTTCTGTGACGAAACTACGAAAGAAATGCTGGTTGAAAATTACGAAGACAGCAAGGGAGAACCAAATTGCAAGCAAAACCTTCTGGTTCAGACAAACAAGGTGAAGCGGCATGAGATCATTCACGCATTTCTATTTGAAAGCGGCCTTGCTGAAAATTCCGGCTGGGCGCAGAACGAGGAAATGGTGGATTTCTTCGCAATCCAGTTTCCCAAACTGCTGAAAGCATTCGAACAAGCTGACGCTCTGTGAGGTGAGAGTATGGATTATGGGAAATTGTCAACCTCCATTCTGTCGGCTATCGAGAACAGACCGGGTGATATCGGGGCATATGAAGACCTGTTTTCCCTGTGTCAGGCATGGGCTGAGACTGATTTCACGGCGGCACATCGGGCGAATAAGCATCTGAAATACCTGTGCGCCGAAATAATGGGTAAGGCTCCTACGTCTCGGGTGGAGGGATTTTACAGCCTTTGGCGGCGTGGGCTATTGTTTGAGGCTCCATATGATTTTGACAGCTATCTGACCTATATGGAGCTGGACAGGCAGGCAAAAAAGCGGTTTTATCAGCCACGGAAGAAGCAGCTAAAGCCCGTGGTGGACGCGCTGCAAGCGCTGTGCGGGGATGACAAGCTGGATTTGCTGGCGGTTAGTTTGCCCCCCGGCGTAGGAAAGACCACGCTTGCAATCTTCCTGCTGACCTGGATTGCCGGCCGCGACCCAAACAACCCGAATCTGACGGGCAGCCACTCCAATTCCTTTGTGCGGGGCGTGTATGACGAATGTCTGCGGCTGTTTGACTCAAAGGGGGAATACCTATGGCATGATGTATTCCCTGCCGTTCGGGTGTCCAGCACCAACGCAAAGGACTGCCGAATTGACCTTGATAAGCGGCAGCGATTTGAGACGTTGGAATTTACCTCCATAGGAACGGGCAATGCCGGTCTGTACCGGGCGGCAAACCTGCTGTACTGCGACGATCTGGTGTCTGGTATTGAGGTCGCTCTATCCAAAGAGCGTCTGGACAAGCTGTGGGAGACTTACACCACCGATCTGCGGCAGCGAAAAATCGGCGACAAGTGCAAGGAACTGCATATTGCTACCCGGTGGAGCGTTCACGATGTGATCGGGCGGCTGGAACGGGAATATGAGAACAATCCCCGGGCGAAATTCATTCGGATTCCGGCCATGAACGAGGATGACGAAAGCAATTTTGATTATGAGTTTGGTGTGGGGTTCTCCACCAAGTTCTACCGGGAACAGCGGGATATTATGGATAGCGTTAGTTGGAAAGCGCTGTATCAGAATCAACCCATTGAACGCGAGGGGCTTGTCTACCATCCTGACGAGCTGCGGCGGTTCTTTGAGCTGCCAGCAGAGGAACCGGACGCCATTATCGGCGTGTGCGATACCAAGGACAAGGGCACTGACTACGCATTTCTGCCGGTTGGATATGTATATGGGCAGGACTACTATATTGGGGACTGCATCTGCGACAATGGGCTTCCTGACACAGTTGATACAAGACTGTCTGAAATTCTGGTGCGGGACAAGGTGAAAATGTGCCGGTTTGAAAGTAACTCCGCTGGCCGCCGGATCGCTGAAAAGATTCAGGGAGAAGTAAAGAAACTGGGCGGAATTACTAATATCACGACAAAGTTCACAACGGCGAATAAAGAAACAAAGATCATTGTAAATTCAGCGTGGGTGAAGGAGCACTGCCTGTTTCTGGATGAAAGCAAGTATAAGCGGAACACGGATTACGGCAGGATGATGGATATGCTATGTTCCTACACTGTAGCGGGAAAGAATAAGCACGATGACGTTCCAGACGGAATGGCTATGTTTGCTGAGTTCGCCCAAAGCTTAAACGGGGCGGTTATAGAGGTTTTCAGCAGGCCATTTTAACCAGAAAGTAGCCGATGGTTTACGAGCGAGAATTAAGTAGACAACCATCCGCCACTGTGGTATAATGGTAAATGAGAAAATAGATTTCCGGAAAAGGGGGTGCGTAATACGGAGAGCAGACGGTTATTCGGGCGTCGGGTGATTTACACCGAGGTTACGGATATAAACGAGGGGAATATCATCGATGTGCTACAAAAGGCACTGTTTACGCACCTGCAAAATCAGGCAGAGATTGATTACTTGTACTGGTATTACAAGGGAGAGCAGCCAATCCTTAACCGTGTAAAGGAAGTCCGCCCGGAAATCAACAACATGGTTGTGGAGAACCGAGCAAATGAGATCGTATCTTTCAAATCGGCCTATCAGGTCGGCGAACCAATCCAGTACGTAAGCCGTGGTGGGGACGAAGACATTTCCTCCGAAGTGCTGAAACTGAATGACTATATGCTGTCCGAGGACAAGCCGGAAAAGGATAAGGAACTTGCCGATTGGTTCTTCACTTGCGGTACCTCTTATCGAATGGCTTTGCCGGACGTTCTGGCGGATGTCGAGGAAGACGAGGCTCCTTTTGAGATATTCACTCTTGACCCTAGATACACATTTGTGGTGTACTCTATTGGCCTTGGGCATAAGCCCATGATGGGTGTACGGTATGTTCTAAAAGAGGACGGAACGCTCGTTTTCTCCTGCTGGACAGAAACCAGGTATTTCGAGGTCTGGAACACGTGGGCAGTTATTCGCGCAGAAGATCAGATTTTGGGAATCCCGATTGTGGAGTACCCGGCAAACATGGCTCGTTTAGGGGCGTTTGAAATCGTGATTCCGTTGCTTGACGCAATCAACATGACGGAGAGCAACCGAATTGACGGCGTAGAGCAGTTCGTTCAAGCACTGATGCTGTTCCATAATGTTGACATCAGCAGTGAGGACTACAAGAAACTGCGGGACGAGGGCGCGATCAAGTTCAGGGATATTGACGCCACACTGAAAGCGGAGATTCAATATCTGACCTCCGAAATGAACCAGACCCAGACGCAGACCCTTGTGGACAGCATGTATGAGACGGTGCTGACCATCTGCGGAATGCCCAACCGGAACGGAGGGACTTCTACCTCTGACACCGGGTCGGCGGTCATCATGCGGGACGGCTGGTCGGCAGCGGAAGCCAGAGCCAAGGACACGGAGCTGATTTTCAAGAAGTCCGAAAAGGAATTTTTGAAGCTGGTGCTGCGTATCTGCCGGGACATGGGGCATCTGAGCCTGAAACTCTCGGCACTGGAAATCCGATTCACGCGGCGGAATTATGAGAATATCGCGCAGAAATCAACGGTTCTAACCCAGATGCTTGCTTGCGATAAGATCGCCCCTGAACTGGCATTTACACATTGCGGGTTATTTTCCGACCCGCAGTTGGCCTACCGAATGAGCATGGATTACATGGCCGAGCAGGAGAAAAAAGCGGCGAAGCTTGCCGCGCAGAACGGAGGGAACGGCGATGGAAGCGGAAACCAAACCGGCGGTCAGAGTGACGGCGAAGGAAATTCGGGCGATTGAGGAAATCATCCGCCGCCGGAATCAGGCGGAAATCAAAGTCGAACAAGGCCAGATCGTGGTCATTGAGATTCGGCGCAAGAAGGTTAACTGACTGTTTGGCAAAGAGCGCCGCACCTTTCGCGGAAGAGCCACACCAAATGGTATAATTTGTGACTGTTCTAGGGAGCAGCGAACAGCCGAAGGGCTTCTGATACCAGAAATGGTATTGGAAGCCCTTCTTTTTTCCACTGCGGCATAGCCAAAAGGTAAGGCACATGGTTTTGACCCATGTAATGGAAGTTCGATTCTTTCTGCCGCAACCAGCGGGGGGCTGGACAATTCAAGCACGCCGATAACTGCCGTATGCGCAAGGCAGCCAAAGCAAAGGAGAAGGAACAGCATTGTGTGATAAGTGTACATAAGCGCACGATAGCTCAAAGTAGCTTACCCCGTCCCACAAAAATATTTCCTCGGCCAAAAGCCGAGTACATGAAGAATAGAAGGCTAAAATTTGGCGCGGCAGACAGCGAGTGGGGTTCACCTCTCCCCCCACAGAAGGCCGTTCAAATCGGCCTCGCGCCATATATATCGCCGATGGCCTCCCTATCGGCGATGAAACCCGGAAACGGGCAAAGCGGTTCCCCGGCACCGTAAGCCGGGGATATGTGGGTTGTTAGCTCAGCTGGTAGAGCAACGGACCGTTAATCCGCAGGTCACAGGATCGAAGCCTGTACAGCCCTCCATAACAGCAGCAGGGAAGCTGCTCTATCAAAAACGCAGACGGGAGACAACCCGTAAAAACAGAGATCACGGCGGAGGGAACCGCCTCACCAAACGCAGGAGGAATAATTATGGCAAAAATCGACACAAATCTCATTGAAGGTTATGCGGACATGACCCCGGAACAGAAGCTTGCCGCTTTGGAGGGCTTTGAGTACGAGGACAACACCGCAGAACTGGAAAGGCAGAAAAACGCGCTGTCCAAGGCCAATTCCGAGGCTGCGGAATGGAAGCGTAAGCACAACGCGCTTCTGACTGACGAGCAGAGGAAGCAACAGGAGCAGGCCGAAAAGTGGGAGAACATGGAAAAGGAGCTGGCCGGTCTGCGGAAGGAAAAAACCGTTGCCGGTTACAAAGCGAAGCTGGTTGCTCAGGGTTATGATGAAGCCCTTGCGGACGCTACTGCGGCGGCCATGGAATCCGGCGATATGGCTACGGTTTTTGCCAACAACCAGACGTTTTTGGAAAAATACGCCCAAAAAGTCATTGCGGACAAGCTGAAAAGAACGCCCAGAGGCGCTGATGGAAGCCCTGGCGGCGCAATGACCAAGGCGGATTTCCTGAAACTCGACACCAAATCCCAGATGGAGTTTATCAAGAACAATCCTGACTGGAAAACAATTTTGAAATGATTATGGAGGTAAAACATTATGGCTACTTATCTTGGCTTTCCGTTTGACCCCGAGCTGTTTAACTACAACTGGGCAAATGCGAAAGACCCCACCCTGACCGCGATGTTTGAGAGCGGCGCTGTCGCCCCGAACGCAGAGCTGGCGGGCTTGATTTCCAACGGCTCTGACTTTTATACGCTGCCGTTCTACAAAGTCATTGGCGGCACTCCTGAGAACTACGATGGCGCAACTGACATCACCCTGACCGACCCCGAAGGCAGCGCTCAGAATGGTATCGTGTTTGGCCGCGCCCACGGCTGGAAGGAGAAGGACTTTATCGTTGATTACAACAGCGGTGCCGACCCCATGCAGCAGATCGTGTCTCAGGTGTCCAAGTATTGGCAGAAGCAGCGCCAGTCCATCATGCTGAAAATCCTGAATGCTGTGTTCGGTGTGACCGGCAGCGGTGAGTTTGCCGGTTGGGCGAACCACATCACTGACCTGTCTTCCGCATCCACCACTGTTGCGGATGCAAACAAGATGGGCGCTACCACCATCGGTGACGCTATCCAGAAGGCCGTGGGCGACAATCAGGACGCTTTCCGGCTGGTGTTCATGCACAGTAAGGTCGCCACCAATATGGCTGGCCTGAAGCTGCTGGACTTCCTGAAATACACCGACGCCAACGGCGTTGAGCGCCCCCTCCGCATTGGCACCGTGAATGGCATGACTGTTGTCGTAGATGACAGCTGCCCCTCCACCGCCGCTACCAGCGGAGAAAGTGCGAAAGCGGCCACCTACACCACCTACGTCCTCGGCCTTGGCGCAATTCAGTACGCCCCCGCTCCCGTGAAGGTTCCTTCCGAACTGACCCGTGACGCGCTCAAGGGCGGCGGCTATGACGCGCTGGTGACCCGTATCCGTGAAACCATGCACCCCAACGGTTTCAGCTTTACCAAACCCACTTCCGGCTACACCGCTTCTCCCACGGACGCTCAGCTTGCGGCATCTGCCAACTGGTCTATCGTGGCAGACCCGAAGACCATTGCTCTGGCAAAGATCATCACTAACGGCTAAGGAGGTTCACCATGTTCTATGTTTCTGACGGGAAAGTGTATGTGCGCGAGGAAGATCACTTTCGCAACGTGGGCTTTACCGCAAAGGACAAGGTGATTACCCGGCGCGAACTGGAGAGCACTTCTGTGGTGATGGGAACGGTAGTCGTTGATACCCTCAACGACCCCGTACCGCTCACCCGCGAGGAAGTTATCACCAAGTTTGGTTTATCGGAGAATAATCCTATTCCCGTTATCAAGAAACCACGCAAGAAAGCGGGAGAACCCGTAGAATGAAAGGAGGTAAGAAACCGTGCAGGAAGCCGAAAAAAACGCATTGGTAAAAGCCATGGCGAATGAAACCGACGAAAGCACGGTTTCTGCCTACCTTGGCATTGCGGCAAGTAAGATTTGCCGCAGGGCATACCCGTTTGACCCTTCCATTATGGAGGTTCCGGAGCAGTACAGCTATCTACAGGTGGAGATTGCTACGTATCTTCTGAACAAGCGGGGCGGCGAGGGGGAGCTGTCTCACAGCGAGAACGGCATTTCCCGTTCCTACGAGAACGGGGACGTTCCGGAATCCATGATGCGACAGATTGTTCCCATGGCCGGGGTTCTGTGAGGTGACAGTATGAGAATCATGGAGCGAAACAAGCAAAGCTTCTGGTATCTGCTGTATGGCCGGAAAGTGCCTGTCACCGACGAAGACGGCAACGAAACCGGCGAGGAAACTGTTGTGTACAAACCTGCCGTTTCCTTCCGCGCCAACGTATCCGCTGCGACCGGGGCTTCTCAGGTGGAGCAGTTCGGCAATCTTGCCGGGTATGACAAGGTTATCGTTACGGATGACATGACCTGCCCCGTTGACGAAAATACTGTGCTGTTTCTGGACAAGGAGCCTGTGTATGACGAGGACGGGAAGCCCCTGTATGACTACATGGTCAGACGGGTGGCAAAGTCTCTGAACTCAGTGTCCATCGCCGTTACGAAGGTGAGCGTGTCGTGAGCTACAAGAAAATCGTGGCTCCGCTGTCGGTTCCCGGCATTCAAAAGATTCAGGACGAATTGAAGGAATACAAACGCTGGCAGAAGGACAAGGCAAAGGAACTGGCCGAAAGGCTGGCAATGCTGGGTGCTTCTGTGGCTTCCATCCGGTTTTCGCGGGCTGTTTACACCGGGATGAGGGATGCAACCGTGTCCGTCGTGGCAATCCCGAATGGTTACGCCGTAAAGGCCGATGGGGAATCCGTCCTTTTCATTGAATTTGGAGCCGGTATCACCTACGGAACCGGACACCCGGAAGCGTCGGAGTTTGGCATGGGTGCTGGCACCTACCCGGACGGGAAAGGTCATTGGGACGACCCCAAAGGCTGGTATCTGCCCAAAGACAAGGGCGGCGGCCACACATACGGAAATCCTCCTGCAATGCCCATGTATGAGGCGAGAAAAGCGATTGAGCAGGAGCTTCCGAGAATCGTTATGGAGGTGTTCAGGGCTTGATTGATATTGAAAAGCTGATCTATACCCCCATTGCCGAGGCTCTGCGAAAGCGCTTCAAGGGCATTTCGGTATCCGGAGAATATGTGAACGCTCCTCCAAAATTCCCCTATGTAAGCATCGTAGAGCAGGACAATTATGTGTCCGCGAACAGACTGGACAGCAGCGACCGGGAAAAGTTTTCCACGCTGATGTACGAGGTGAATGTGTACTCCGACAAGGCAGGAAGCAAGAAAAGCGCCTGCCGGGAGATCATGGGCGTTATAGATGAAATGCTCTACAAACGGAATTTCACGCGAATTTCGTTGTCCCCTGTTCCGAATATGGAAAACGGGACGATTTACCGTCTGGTAGCCCGGTATCGGGCGGAGACGGACGGCGGAACAATTTACCGCAGGTAAATATTCGTTACCTTTCCGCAAGGGCGGAAAGAGAGCCGAAGGGCTGCTTCACAGGAGGCAGCCCGTTTTTTATTACAACGAAAGGAATGATGACTTATCGCGATTTCTACCTATAAGGTCTTCCTCATGAAAAAAGGAAGCACCGGCAACACCTACGAAAAGCTCATTGACATCAAGGAGTTCCCTGATCTGGGCGGCGATCCGGAGATGCTGGAAACCACTACCCTGTCTGACAAGATGCAGACCTACATCGCCGGTATCCAGTCTCTGGACGCGCTGGCGTTCACCGCGAACTACACTCTGGCTGACTACAAAGCGCTGCAAGCGCTGGCTGGAAAGACCGAGAGCTACGCCGTATGGTTCGGTGGCGACGAGGCTGGCGGTACCCTGACCCCCACCGGCAGCGACGGCAAGTTCAAGTTTGACGGTCAGCTGACCGCCTACGCCACCGGTGGCGGCGTCAACGAGGTTGTAGACCTGAACATTTCCATTGCCCCGTCCACGCCCATTGAGCTGGACGACGCGACCTGAGCCAAAACACAGACCACACATTTTTAAGGAGGATTAGCGATGGCTAAGAAAATCTGCATTCCCTATAACGGCAAGAAGTACACGCTGGAATTCACCCGCTCCACGGTTTCTGCTATGGAGAAGATCGGGTTCTCCATCAATGAGCTTGGCGACAAGCCCGCTACCATGATTCCCATGCTGTTCAGCGGCGCTTTCGCGGCGAATCATCCCAACACCAAGGTTGCTACCATCAACAAGATTTACGACGGTCTGAGCAACAAGTCCGGCCTTGTGAAGGTGCTGGCGGAAATGTACTCCGAGGCTGTGTACACCCTGCTTTCCGATGATGAAGAGGAAAACGAGGGAAACCCCGGCTGGGAAGCAGTAGAGTAAGCGAACTTCTTTCCGAAAACGGAGGGGGTGGGGAGACCCCTACCCCCTCTTACGCTTACACAAATATCTTCAAGAAGTTATTCCCGTACTATCTTGCAATCGGCATGACCTATGACCAGTTCTGGAATCAGGACGTGGAACTGGTGAAAGCCTACCGGGAAGCTGACAAGATCAAACGGGACTTGAAGAATCAGGATATGTGGATGCAAGGGGCTTATTACTATGAAGCCCTTCTGGATGCCGCCCCGGTTCTGCGGTTCAGTTTCAGCAAGAAGCCGCCGAAGCCCATTCCATACCGGGAGCAGCCCTTTGAGCTGCACACTGGGCAGCGGAAAGCGGCGGATAGTGGAGAAAAGCAGCTGACCCAGCAGGAAAAGAGCGACAAAAAGGCGAAAGCCATGATGGAGATGTTTATGGTATCCATCAACAAGAAATTTGAGAAGAAGGGCGGTGAAGGGAATGGCTGACAATGTGGAAATGCAGGGCATTGAGTTTCAGATTGTGAATGACAGTGCCGCGGCATCCGCAGGGGTGGAGGTTCTAGCAAAAAAGTTGACAGAGCTAAAAACGTCGATCAGCGGTTCCACAACTGCCCTCTCCAAAGTTGCAGCAGGAATTTCGCAGATCAAGAATACCGTGAACAACATGAATACCGGCGATTTTGCGAACAAGATGAACCGAATCAGCAGCTCCCTGAGCAATCTGAAAGGCCAGACGGATAGCCTGAAAATTTCCGCGTCCATCGGAAACCAGCTGGGGGCCATCAATCAGGCAATCACCAATCTGCCGGACACCCCCGGAGAAAAACTGCGGAATCTGGCATCCGGATTGCAGCCTCTGTCCGAGCTTGGCCGGTCTAATATGACTTCCTTCATCAACCAGCTGAAAAAGCTGCCAGAGGTCATCCAGGAGCTTGAGAAAGCGGATATTGATAAGTTCACTCAGCAGATGAAAGACTTGGCTTCGGCCATGAAGCCATTTGCGGATGAAATGAACAGGGTTTCCTCCGGGTTTTCGGCATTTCCAAGCAGAATTCAAAGGCTGATTACATCGACGGAGCAGTACAACGGTACGGTAAGGCGGGCAACCACAAGCACAAATGCTTGGAACAGTGCGCTCAAAGCAATCAGCTTTGTGGCCATATACCGGGCGGCGGCAAAGCTCCTGGGTATCGCAATTGCAAAATCGTCCCAGTATACGGAGGATTTGAATCTGTTCACCGTTTCAATGGGGAAGTACGCCGAGGAAGCCTATAACTACGCCCAGAAGGTTTCTGATGTAATGGGCATTGACCCCGCTGAATGGATGCGGAATCAGGGCGTCTTTAACACCATTATCGCAGGTTTCGGTGTGGCTGGTGACAAGGCAGCGTTCATGGCCAAGAACCTGACGCAGTTGGGCTATGACCTTGCCTCCTTCTATAATATCGATTTTGAATCGGCAATGCAGAAGGTTCAGTCCGGTATTTCCGGAGAACTCGAACCTCTGCGGCGGCTGGGCTACGACCTGTCTGTTGCCCGGTTGGAGCAGGAACGCTTGAATCTTGGAATTGACAAGAGCGTTTCCAGCATGACGCAGGCGGAGAAATCCCAGCTGCGGTACTACGCCATGATGACGCAGGTAACGCAGGTGCAAGGTGATATGGCGCGGACGCTGGAAAATCCGGCAAACATGCTGCGGGTACTACGGGCGGAGCTGGAACAAGCCGCACGTGCCGTGGGAAACATCTTTATTCCGATTCTGACGAAGGTTCTGCCAATTGCTATTGCCGTGGCAAGCGCCTTGCAGGAAATCATAGCGGCCATTGCCGCCCTGTTCGGGGTAACGGTAAAGTCCCCGAAATGGGGGGATGCGATTGGGAGCGCTTCTGCCGGGAGCGGTGCCATTGCCGACAACATGGACAGTGCCGCCGGTTCGGCGAAGGAACTGAAACGATACCTTGCCGGGTTTGATGAACTGAATGTCCTCCCCGACCAGAATCAGGGCGGCAGTGGAAGCGGAGCCGGTGTAGGCGGTGGAGATCTTGGATTAGACTTGCCGGGGTATGATTTCCTGAAAAATGCAGTAACCACGCAGATTGACGAGTGGAAAAAGAAACTGGAGCCGCTTGTTTCCTTTGTTAAGGACAATCTGAAAGAGATCCTGGAGCTTATTGCCACAATCGGAATTGCGCTACTTGCATGGAAGTTATCAAACGATTTCCTGAACGGAATTATGGCGCTCAAAACGCTTGGGAAAAACGGCCTTTCCATTCCGCTTACGATTTCCGCAGGCGTGATTCTAACTGCCACAGGATTTACAATCGAGTTTAGCGGAATCAAAGATGCTATCGAGAAAAAGCTCAACAGTTTCAATTTCGGAGAAATCATTCTTGGTGGCCTTACTGGAACAGCTGGTGCCGGACTTTTGGGGAAGGGCATCGGGCAGTTTATAGCAAAAGCGTTTGGGGAAAGCGCCGTGGCAAAGGCAATCACAGCTGGTGGTGGAACGATAAGCACAGGGCTTATAGGGGCTGCCATCGGTGGAATTGTTGCGGGAATCCCTATGTTCGTTACCGGAGTATACGACGCAATCATGAATGGCCTGAATATCTTGAATGGATTGCTGGTTCCTGCCGGGGCAACAATGGCGGGCGCTGGAATCGGTGCCATTATTGGCTCCCTAGGAGGCCCGATTGGCACCGGAATAGGCGCATTGATTGGCCTAGCAGTAGGCGCACTGACAGACCTTGGCATTCTGATTTATCAGAAATGGGATGAAATTTGCGCTTTCTTTGCACCTGTTGCGGAATGGTTCAATGTAAACGTTGTGCAACCAATATCCGGATTCTTCTCCGGACTTTGGACGGACATTGTTAAAACGTTTTCACCAGCTGTTACATGGTTCTCTGATCTGTGGAAAAGTGTAAGCCAGACATTTGAGGATGTCTTCTATAACATAGGAGTGCTTGTGAGCGGAACCTGGGAAACCATCAAGATTGTTTGGGGTATCGTTTCTGGCTGGTTCGATACAAACGTTATACAACCGCTTTCTAATCTGTTTTCTTCCCTTTGGGATGGAATCAAAAAGCGGGCTTCTGACGCATGGGCTAAGATTCGCGACGGATTCTTGTCAGCATACAACTACATTGACACCCGCTTCTTAAAGCCTTTGAGGGCGGCTGCATCTACTGTATTTGACGGAATGGTTGGTGCAGTGAAAGCGGCGCTGAATGGCGTAATATCTGTACTCAATTCTGCACTGCGCTGGATATTCGGCGGAATCAACAGCATTTTAAGTGATCTCAAGAATTTCAGCATTGCCGGATATTCGCCATTTGCGGGCCTGAGAACAATTAGGGTTCCTCAAATTCCGATGCTTGCCGACGGCGGTTTCGTAGACCAAGGTCAGCTGTTCATTGCCCGCGAAGCCGGGGCAGAAATGGTTGGCTCTATTGGCAGACAGACAACGGTTGCCAACAATGACCAGATCGTTGATGGTATCACCTACGGCGTTCGGGAAGCCAATGATGACGTTGTTACCGCTATTTATGCTGTCGCTCAGCAGATTATTGCAGAAATGCGCAATCAGGACAACGGAGGTGGCGGCGGATATGACTTTGACCGGGCTGTCCGGGATGCTCAGCGCAGGAACGCAAGAATGTATGGATAAACGAAAGGAGTGAAAACGGCATGAAGATGATGCTCAAGATAAACGGCGTGGACTTCATGCCGTTCATCGCCAAACAGGGCGTAAAGTGGCAGCGCAACGACATTGACGCACCCAATTCCGGGCGCACAATGGACGGGACAATGCAGCGTGGCCGGGTGACAACCAAAATCCGTCTGGACATCACCTGCCGCCCGCTAACGGCTGAGGAAGCTATGACCGTGTTGCATACCATTCTCCCGGAATATGTGACCGTGGACTACTACGACCCTATGAGCGGGTACCGCAACAATGTGACCATGTACTCCAACAATAACCCTGCATCGTTCCTGATAGAGAAGCCGGAAGACGATTGGTGGAGCGGCATTACCTTTCCCCTGATTGAGAGGTGACGGGCGCTTATGCAGAACGTATCGCAGGAATACCGGGACATTGTAGCTGGCAACCACTGGTTTGAAAACCGCCTCTGCATCGGTGATACCGGAAAGCTTATTGACAAAAGCGGAAGCGCAATCACGTTCGGCGGAGTGCGCATTCTGGTAGATAGCGGTGGCGCCGAAACCGGCTACGGTGAAGAACTGCTGATATCCATGGAGCAGAAGCAACCGCTTCTTTCCGATTCTCCTGACGTTGGAAAAACCTGCGCCGGTGAGATTAACGTTGAAATGATTCATCCCTATGGTGATATCCCCAAACGTGCGCTTCTTCGGCCATATATCAGAGCTGCAAATGAGAATGCCGCCTCTGAATGGCTGCCACAAGGAAAGTATTACATTGACAAACGGAGCGAAGGAGAAATCGGTGACCGGACAAAACTAACGCTCCACGGATACGACGGAATGCTTCTTCTGGAAGAAGACTATCCGGCAGAATCCTCACTTAACTGGCCTGCAAGTGACATTGAAGTTCTGAAAGAGATTTCCGATGCAGTCGGCATCTCGCTGGATAGCCGTGTATATCAAATCGTGACATCTGGTTACGAAATCCCGTACCCTGCCGGGTACAGCTGCCGTGAGGTCATCGGCTACATCGGCGCAATGTACACCGGCTCCTGGGCTATGACGGCCACCGGAGAATTGATGCTGGTCACGCTCACGGGTCTTCCGAAGGAAACCAACTATCTGATTGTTGGCGGAAGCGATAACAGAGCGATCACGTTTGGAGGTGTCAGAATCCTTGTTTGATAAGTTCATTATCGGGTCTGCCGCCGACAGCCTGAAAATATCAGACCCACTCAGCGCGTACAGCCGCGTCACGTTGAAGGTTGCTGACGGCGTGGAGTATACGGCGGGTACAGACAGCGGCAAGGAACTGATCTCCGAAAACCCTTTCGGAACTCAGAAAATGGCAAACGATATGTTGGCCAGAATCAACGGCTATTCCTACCAGACGTATACAGCTACAGGCGCAATCTTAGACCCGGCGGCGGAGATTGGAGACGCAGTTCAGGTTAAAGGAACCTATGGAGGCATTTACAGCGTGTCGAAGTCCTACGGGAAAATGATACGCGCGGATGTTTCCGCCCCCGGCTCTGAGGAAATCGACGAATCCGCTCCCTATAAATCCCACGAAACACGTAAAGTAGAACGCCAGTTTATAGAAACCAGGGCGCAACTGAAAATTCAGGCCGACCAGATTTCCGCCGAAGTCTCTGCCCGTATCGAACAGGGGGATGAACTCACCTCGCGGCTGGACATTCAGAGTGACCAGATTTCCGCGCGGGTGACCAAAACCGGCGGCAGCAGCTCGTCCTTCGGCTGGGAGCTGCTTAATGATTCCTGGACGGTCAAGGCCAACAATACCACGGTGTTCAAAGTCACCAAATCCGGCGCAGAAGTTCGGGGGAAGATCACCGCCCTTAGTGGCAAAATCGGCGGCTTTGATATCCAATCCGACTACCTGAGCTATAACAATCAGGTCTGGAACGGCACCAACAGCCGGGGTATTTACATCGGCGTAAACGGCATTCAGTGCGGCTCTGAGGCTAACGGCGTGCAAATTACGCCGACCGGGAATCTGTACGCTGAGAATGGATATTTCCGGGGAAGCGTCAGTGCTGGAAGAATTGACTATGGCGGCGACGATGGGTACCTTGACGGGTCTGGACTTGCCAGTCACAGTGTCTACGGCTCGGAAATCGGCTACAACACCATATCAACGGCTTACACCAGCGGAGGTATCAATACCTCGCTTGGGTATGCGGATTTTGCAAATGGTGTGTTCAATGGGTGGAATACCGCAAGCTACGTTGATGCGGCCGTACTGTTTGCATCGAGCTTCTATTTCAAAGACTACGAGGTAGCTTGGCGAACAATCACGGACGGAAACGGATTATCACAAACTGTATTAGTGAGGGCTTAAGTATGGAAAAACTGAAAACCGCAACAGGAAAAGAATTCAACTGCGACTATTTCAACCCTTTCCCCCAGGCGGGACAGATAAACATCCGTATTCTCGGGGAATCCCTGGCGACGATTGCCACGGTATTTGCAAATCCCGCTGAGACGGTGCAAATGTGGTGGGAAGGGCAGTACGCCGCCCAATATACGAAGATAATCGCTATCGTACCGGAAACCGGCGCTGTTCGCGTCGTGCTGGGAAAGGAGTAAAAATGAACCCTGTAATGAAGCTTAGGGCAGTCCTGAATACCCTCGAGGGCGTTCAGGTCGCAGGACGGGAAAACTGGGACAGGATGCTGGGCAGTGTGCAGGCCGTCGAAGAGGTGGTGCAGGCGCTGTCTGCGCCTCCTGCCCCTGACAAGGAGACTGAGCAGGAGGTACCCAATGGCGGAAGTGGTTGTTAATAGATGCTGCGGGGAAATCCCGATCATGCACACAGATGAAGATGGACACATCGTGGATATGGAATGCCCCGTGTGCGGGCGAACCGTATACATCGGTAGTAGTGACCTTTTCACAAAAGAGCAAAGGGAGCGCATTGATACATGGAATAAGGGGGTAAAGAAGCGTGGCAGATAAAGCAATATCCGAGCTGATTGCAGCGGAACAGATAAAAGCCGCTGACCTTTTCGTCCTGGAGCAGGACAGCGCGGCAAAGAAGCTGACGGGACAAATTCTGCTGAACTGGCTTACCGCCGCAGCTGACGGCCACGGCGGTATCAGCAGCATCGTGAAGCAGTCCACAAGCGGCCTGACGGATACATACCGCATTACGCTTGCCGATACGACTACCTTTGATTTCAACGTGTCCAACGGCAAGGGCATTTCAACCATTGCCAAAGTATCCACAAGCGGCCTTGTGGATACATACCGCATCACCTACAACGACAGCACCAGCAGCACGTTTACCGTCACGAACGGCGCAAAGGGCGATAAGGGTGACAACGCATACGTCTGGATTCGGTACGCGTCTCAGAAGCCAACGGCGGCTTCTCACAGCTTCGGTGTTCTCCCTGACAACTGGATGGGCGTATACAGCGGCAATTCCGCAACTGCTCCAACGGATTGGACGCAGTACCAGTGGTTTGAGATCAAGGGCGAAAAGGGCGACATCGGGAACCCGGCGCTGTTGACCAGCCAGTCCGTAACATATCAAGCCAGCACATCCGGGAATGTTATACCGTCCGGAAACTGGCAAGGCAGCATTCCCACGGTAGCACAGGGCGCTTACCTGTGGACGCGAGTTGCAATGACGTTCAATTCCGGAAACCCGATTTATGCCTACTCCGTCTCCCGCATGGGCTTGGATGGCACTGGAGCTGTATCCAAAGTGTGCGGCAAAGAGCCTAACTCCACTGGCAACGTTGAGCTAGAAGCTGAAGATGTTGGGGCGTTGCCTAATGCTGGCGGTTTAATGACCGGGAATATTGTCATGAACTCCCATAAAATTAAAGCATTAGGTGCGCCCACGGACAGCGCTGATGCCGCGACCAAGGGGTACGTAGATACGGCGTCAAGTAATGCCGAAACGATTGCAAAGACTGCAACGTTAACCGCTGCCGGTTGGTCTGCCAGCGCCCCGTATACCCAGTCTGTTACGGTCTCCGGTCTGACGGATACAAAGCGCGCGATGGCCTATCCAGTGTACGGGAGTAACACGGCCACCAATGTCGCGCTGAAAGAGGCGTGCGGTATGGTGAGCTTCGCTTCCCGGTCAGGCAGTACGCTGACGTTTACCTGCCTTGAGGACAAGCCCACGGTGAACATTCCGATTACGGTGGAGGTGTACGTATGAGCATTGCAGTGCCTTTATATGGATTCGGTTCCAGCGGCGGCACAGGCGGCACCCTTACCGTCACAGCCCCGGCGAACGTCACTGTGACTGTTTCCAAGGACGGCAAGACGAAGACCAAGAACTCCGGAACAAGCGGTGTGGTGGTCTTCAAGGGACTTGCAAGCGGGACGTGGACTGTTACCATCACCAGTGACGGCAAGACTGCCCAAAAGAATGTTGTGGTCACAACCGATTATTCCACCATGATTGCATTTTTTGCAGCCACCATCAACATCACCTATCCCGCCGGTTCGACATGCACTTGCTCTGACGGCACAACGACTCTATCCGCCCCTGACACCAGTGGCACATGGGCTTGCATTGTGCCGAACGCAGGGACGTGGACGGTGACCTCCACAAGTGGGACGGAGACCGACAGCAAGGCCGCAACTATCACCACGGATGGCCAGAGTGTGAGCGTTGCGCTTAGCTATTTTTTATGGCTGTACAAGGACGGAGATACCTGCGATGCAGTGTCCGGCGGGTGGTCTTCGCCCGTGTGGGGTCACGAAGACTTTTCAAAGGTTGTCACCTTTAACGAAAGTAGTATGCAGATATCTACCGAGGTTTTCGGCGGCTCTGTTGCATATGGGCATGTCTTTACAAACTCTGTGATAGACCTGTCCGAAATTTCGACACTGAAATTCCGAATAACAGGAATAGGGGCAACATCGAGCGGCGGCAATGCGTTCTCCTTCCAGCTCTGCGTCGCGTCCGAGTTTCCAAACAAACAGACCCCGAGTTTCCCGGTTTCGCTGAGCATAACAAAAACAGGGTTGTTCTCTGTGGACGTATCATCCATGAACGCCGGATGCGTTGGAGTGTGGATAACCACTAGGGGCTATGCCAAAACAACGATGACAATAAGCGAAGTTTGGGGGGAGAAGTAGTGATTTACATTGATTCCGATTTCAAGTGCCATACCACAAACCCCGACGGCATGTACACACCTGTAGAAACCGCCGCTTTTGATGGTAAATGCCCCACCTATATCGAAGGTTATCGCTACGTACCGGCGGGTCAGACGTGGACACGCGCCGACGGCGTGGTGTTCACCGGTGAGATGATCGCCCCATGGAAGCCGTGGGCAGAGTTGGACACCGCTCAGCGGGAGTATGAGCGGGAGCAGTATCAGGCTCTCGCTGCTCAGAATGCCGAGTACGAAGCCGCATTATCCGAAATCGAAACCGCTCTGGGGGTGAACGCATGACAATCGAAGAACGAAAGCAGCGAATTCTCGCGAAAATCGCGGAAATGAAGGCCGAGGGCGCGGACATGCAGAACGCCCTGACCATTTTGGAGGTGAAGCCGGATGAAGAAGTGGAGTAATGGAGCCAAAAAGCGGCTGGTGGAAATCCGCGCCGCCGAGGACGGGGAGCAGGATATGCGCACCATCGCCGCAAGCATCGCCAAGCTGCCCCCCGGCCAGCTGAAAAAAGTCCTCACCGACGACATCATTGCCATTCTGGCGAAGTACGGGGTGGTGATTGCGTGACCGTCAAACAGATTCAGTGCTTGCTCACCTATCTGGGCTATTCTCCCGGCACGATTGACGGCGTTGATGGCAGAAACACCCAAGGGGCAATTCGGGCGTTTCAAGCCGACTATGGACTTACCGTGGACGGGATACCGGGGGCGGCTACCCAGAAAATGCTCATCGGCGCTATTGCCGGGACGGCGGTAAAGGTAGAGAAGCCGGAGAGCAGCGACGAACCGAAAACCGGGACGTTCTGGGACGATATCCGGTATTTTACCCGGGAGGAATTTCGGTGCCCCTGCGGCAGGTGCGGTGGGTTCCCGGTAGAGCCGCAAGAATCCATGGTGCGTGCTGTGGATGAAATCCGGCACCGGCTGGGCATCCCGATTTCCATTGTGGACGGCGGTGGTTCCGGCGTGCGGTGCGTGGCGCACAACGCGGAGGTTGGTGGTGTGTCCAATTCTCAGCATCTGTTTGGGCTTGCCGCTGATCTGCACAGTACCGCAAGTCCGGCGAAGATGAAAGCCGTAGCGGAGGAAGTTCTGGGGCACACTGGAGGAATTGGGCTGTACAGCTGGGGTATTCATGTAGATACCCGTCCCGGATATGCTCGGTGGAACGGCTGAGAAAGGAGTATGCCAATGGAAGAAACGGAAATCGCTGGGCGGCTTTCTGCGGTAGAACAGCGGAGCAAATCCAACTCCCACCGTCTGGACGCTCTGGAGAAGCACACGGAAGCGGTGAACACGCTGGCAACGTCTGTTGCCGTCATGGCGGAGAAGGTGGAAGTTACCGGGGAGAAGGTTGACGGCCTCTGCACGGACGTGCAGGAGCTGAAAGCCGAACCCGGCAAGCGGTGGAAGGGCGTTGTGGAAAAGGTTATCTACATCGTTGTGGCCGCTGTCGTAGGGTTTATTCTTGCCCGGCTCGGGCTGGGCTAAATTTAAGGAGGAATTTTTATGGAACTGAAAGACACTATTGCCGGTATGAATTCTGCCGATTACAAAGAACGGTTCAAAGCCGAGTATCGACAGGTGAAAATCCGGTACGACAATCCTAACTGCTGCTACGGTAACGGCTACGGCTGCGGCTGCGGAAACGTAGCGTAAGGAGGGGAGAGCATGGCGGTTGAACTTACTGCGAACGCTGTACAGGCCGTGGCGGCCGGACAGAACGTGCTGTTTACCGATACGCCGGTGAAATGCGGCCGGGGGTATGTTGTTCACCGTGACGGGGCTAGCCTTGTCACCCTGCGGGGCGTTTGTAGCGGATGTTCCCCAATTGCGCGGTATCGCGTTCTTTTCGTGGGAAATATCTCCGTGCCTACCGGTGGCACCGCCGGGGCTATCAGCGTAGCGCTGGCGCTGGGCGGTGAAGCGCTTCCCACCACTACGGCGACGGCAACCCCCGCCGCCGTGGGAGATGCATTCAACGTGGCGACTTCCGCGTTTGTGGATGTTCCCCGTGGGTGCTGCGTAGCGTTATCCGTGCGCAATGTCTCCACGCAGGCAATCGATGTTGCCAACGCCAATCTGATGATTGAGCGCGTGGCCTAGGAGGTGAAATTATGAAGCACTGGGAACAGTTGAGAGATACACTTTGCCGGGAACTGGACGAAATCGCCGAAAAAGGCGAACTGTCCGCCGGTGATCTGGAAACCGTGGACAAGCTGACGCACACCATGAAGAATCTGGATAAGATCATGATGGGCGAAGGATACAGTAACGCCGGGGACTGGTACGCTATGGGCAACTATGGACGGGATGGCTACAGATCCGATTATCGCGACGGCGTGAGCTATCGAGGCCGTAAACGCGATAGCATGGGACGCTACAGCCGCGCAGACGCCAAGGAAGATATGGTGGATAAGCTGCGGCGTATGATTGATGAAGCGCCGGATAGCCGGACGCGAGAGGCTCTAGAAAAGGCCGTCCGTTGTATGGAGGAGTAAAAATGTTGGCAGAGCGGGATTTGCTGGAAACAATCGAAGAATGTAAAGCAGTGAAGCGCCCGACAGCGGCGACATGCCAGCTGATGGCCTCATGCTATACAATTCTAGATCATATGTTTCCGGAACATTCCCGCTCTGCTGATGCTTCTCCCGTAAGCCTGTATTCCGCTGCTCCTGCACCGCAGAGTGATGAAATATCCGGGAGCGAGTTTGCAATTGCTGCAAATTCAGCGGGAATGAAACGGCTATTAGAAGTGATGGACGAACACATGGAGTGCATTCGGCTGATGTACCCCAAGGAATACGCGGCGATTATGCGGCGGCTCAGAGAATGAGCGCAAAATTCCGTTGCCAATCCGTTGCCAATTTGCGCCCCAAAAACGTACCGCACGCGGAAAAATATTAAAATCTGTGGCAATATTTTATCGTAGGATAGTTCGGAGAACGTGGGAATATAGCTGATAAAGCAATAAAAAAGCCCTAGAATAAGTTTCTAGGGCTTTTTCTGCTTGGTGGAGCCGAGGGGAATCGAACCCCTGTCCGAAAGCAACTTGGAAAGAACTTCTCCGGGCGCAGTTTGTTATTTGCATTCCCTTTCCCCGGCGGGAACAAACACCCTACGGGAATCGGTAGCTTCATCATGCGTGGTATGGGCAAAGCTTACCATACGCACGTTCTCCGCTTAAATCACACCCGAGCCCGGGTCAGCGGAACTCCCGGGGCGGATGGGCGCCTAATCAGGCAGCCAGGGCAACAGTAGTGTTGTCAGTTAAATTTAAAAAATTGCCCGTTTTATCGTGGCCAGGCGCCACGGCCCGCTATTCCAGCCTCACTACCC